GTCGAATCCCCCAACGACGAGCCGACCGAATCCGACGCGCCAGCCGCAACGGATCTGGAAGAAGTCCCGACCGAGACCGCAGACACGGACGATCCGTCCGACGCGGAAGCTTCGGTGCAGGATGACGTCGTCCTTCCTGACGGCTATGTCGCAGTGCCAACCCTTTCGGAAGGGCTGGCCACCGACTTTACGCTCTACGATGACGCGGGAGAGGTCGAAGTCCCAGCCTTGACCGTGGAATACAAAGCGAATGGCAAGGTGCGAAAGGACCGGCTGGATCAGGTCGTCAAGCTCGCCCAGTGGGGCGTGTACAACGAAGAGCGGGATAAGCGGGCGCAGGTCGTGGAACAGGAGTACCAGCAGACGCTGGCTGCCATGCAGCAGATGGAACAGGTCGTGGCCGAGCGCGAAGCGCAGATGGAGCGGTTGCTCCATGACGAGGCGTTTCTCGACGCTGTCCGCGATGCGTACTTGGCAGAAAACTCGCCAGAGAAACGCGCAGAACGCGCAGAGCGCGAAGCGGATAACTTGCGCGTGTCGTACCAGATGCAACAAATTCAAAGCAGTGGCGAGCAGTTTTATACCACAGAAGTCGTGCCAGCCGTTCAGATGATTATGAACGCACTGCCATCGGTGACTGCGGAAGAACTTGAGTCTCGCCTCCAGATGGTGATGCAAGCGCACGCGGACACGGCGCCGAACGGACAGCCGTATGTCCCCCCGTCACGCTATGACGCCATTCGACAGTACATCGTTGAAGACTTGGCTTTGTGGGCGCAAATGGTCAACGCCAAGCGTTCTCAGCCCGCCACGGCAAACAAGCAGGCCATTCAGGCGGAACTGGATAAGGCGCGGATTGAAGCGCAGAAAGCCAAGAACCTCGTCGGTCGGGCCACGAAGCCTACCGGACAAGCGGGCAAATCCGCCGAAGGTCCGAAAGCGCCGAAGGCTCCGGCCACCGTCGATGACGCGGTAGATAGCGCGTTACAGGCGGCGCTTGCTTCATTCTCTCGTTAAGGAATCCATCAGATGCCGAATCCTACCGTAATCTCGGATGCAGAACTGACAGGTCTGCTGAAGAACGTGTATTCGCAGTTCCGTGAGAAGGTCCAGAACCTTGTCACGCCGCTTCTCGCCCAGCTCGAAAAGGGCAAGGCCGGTGGCCCCCGCAACATGCGCTGGGGCGGTAACAACGTCTTCTTCGACGTCGTCGTTGGTCGCCCCGCTGGCGCGACGTTCTCGCAGTCTGGCTACTTCCCGCCTGACACCACGGCCACGGAAGTGCAGGGCAACGTCGGCGTGGTCCGTGCCTACACGACCCGTCAGATCGACGGGCTGGCGTTCGTCGGCACCCAGAGCAAGGACGCGGCCTTCACGACCATCGCCACCAAGACGATGGAAGAAATCAAGGACGCCTCCAAGCTCCTCATGCAGCAGGCGCTGCACAACAAGCCGGACGGCATTGTCGCGCTGATCGGCACGGTGTCCAGCTCCACCTCCATCATCGTCTCGTCGCCCTACGGTCTGGCGGGCGCTGGGCAGGGGTCGCTGCTCCTCTCGGTGGGTGACTACATCGCCGTCCTCGACACGTCGTCCTCGGACGCGGTGCTTGGGCGAGCGGCGATCACGGCGATCAGCAATAGCGGCGACAACGCCACGCTGACGCTGGGCACGGCCATCACGGGCATGGCGGCGACGGACAAGATCGTGAAGGCGACGGCGAACGATACCTCGTTCAACGTGGCGATGAACGGTCTCGTCAACATCACGAACCGTGGCGGCAGCTATGCCAGCCTTCACAACATTTCCGCCAGCACCTACAACATTTGGGATGCGACGCGGATGGTGGCGGGGACCGATACGCCGGATGTGAACCAGCCGACCGAGTCGGACATCTGGGATCTCATCCAGCGCATCAACGGGCGCTCGGGCAAGGACGCGATGGCCCGTCCGCAGGACTTCTTCATGCTGACCACGCCGGGTCTCGGCAAGAAGCTGATGGAGTCGATGGTGGCGCAGCGCCGGTTCACCGCTGGCGAGTTCTCCACCACGATCAAGGGCGGCTACAAGGCCGTCGAGATCTGCGGCATCAAGTGCTACCTCGACTACTACGTCCCGGCTGGCACGATCTATCTCCTCCACCTCCCGTCGCTGGCGTGGGTGGACGCGAAGGATTGGGGCTTCGTCGAGTTCGAAGGTGCGGGTCCGTGGCGTTGGATTCAGGGCCGCGATGCCTTCGAGACGACCTACGGCTGGTACGGCAACCTCGCCGCGCTCGCCCGTAATAGCCACGGCATCATCACCGGCTACACGGATACCGTCCGCTACAGCCACGTCGGCTAAGGAAGATCGGGGGTGGTGGGCAACTGCCACCCCCACTTCTTCACCTTTTGAACGGAGACTGACATGAGCGTAGCAAACAGCTTTGCGCCACTGCCGGGACGATTTGGGGTGCTTCCCAATCTGCTCGTTGGTCGGTGCGATGCGGCGATTGGCAATAACACCACGACCACCTACAGCTTTGGTGGGCATCCAGCGGTGTGTCTGATCAACCGAGCGGTCGTATCGGCTGGCACGGTTCCGGCTTCGACGAGCGGGACGATCCTTGGCGTGTTGCAGAAGTACGATGCGTCGGCGGATGCGGCGGTGGCCCTGACGGGCAACGTCGATCTGGAGGCGCTGGTGGCCGACGAAGGCACGGCGGTCGCCCTGCTCACCACGCTGACGGACGCCCAGAAGACGCTGGACATCGGGGACACCGTACGCTTTGTGGTCACGACGAACAACACCGTGACGACGGCAGCGGTCGACCTGTACGTCAACGTCGAACTGCTGGTGCAGGCGTAATGCCATCGCCGGTGGTCTTGAATCACCGGGGCACCCCGGAGCCGTCGTCGGAGATCCAGCGGCGGCTCACGGCGGTGCATCCCCGCCTATCCCTCAAATACGTCGATGGGGCCGATCAGCACTGGGCCATCACGATGCGCTGGGACGAACACGATCCGCGCTGGGGCATGGTGCAGTCGCAGGAACTCGACCCGAATCGCAGCATCGACATCATTGGCTATTTGCCGATGGCGTGTGGCATGGATGAAGCCCCGGCGTATCTGGCCAAAGCGATCCGGCAGTATCCCAAAGCCGATATTCAGGCGCTGACAGACCGCGTCATCGCGTTTAACGAGACGACCCCAATCGCGCAGGCAGTGGACGCAGCGATTGCGGAAGTGCTGGACAACCCCAATCCTGCTGGTACCCCGAAGCGTCGCGGTCGTCCTCCCAAGGCTAAGTAAGGAGTTGTCATGCCCAGCGTGACCGTAGCGGACCTGATTGAACAGACCCGCGAATACATGGATGCAGTCGGGTCCACCCGCTGGACAGATCCGTTTATCAAGACCATTCTCGCGCAAGTCTATGACGAGGAATGGTCGAACATTCTCAACGCCGCCCCGTACTACACGTTTCAGCAGTTGAACGTGACGACCGATGTGAACGGACAGATTCCGTTCTCGGCACTGAATACGGGCAGCGGGGACGCGCAGCGGAACTTCTATCGCATCTTGTCAGTCAGTGACGGCAACGTCCTGTACGACGAGACGCAGTTCCAGTACGTCCCGCTCGCGACCACGACGAACTATCTGCCGACCTACCCGCGCCTGTACTATCTCGTTGGGGAGTCGGTGCAGATCCTGCCCGTCGCGACGGGGACGGCGCTGTACATTGCCGTGAACTACAAGCCCACGGCGCTGAACGACCTGTCCTCTGATACGGTGGCGATCACCTTCCCTGACAACAATCAGGGCATTATCACGGCCAGCGCGGCGGCTAAGTTGCTGCTCAAGGGTGGCGCAGAAGTCGGCGCGGCCAATAACTTCCGGGCGCTGGCCAACGAAGAGCGCCAGTCGATGCTGGACGATCTGCGCCGTCGCACGATCAACCCGACGCGCATGGGGTACCCCGACCAGAAGTATGACTGGAGCGGCGGCTAATGGCGGCAGAACCCGGAGGGGTCCGTCTCTTCGATCAGCAGCCCAAGTTTGACGGGGGGCTGAACGATGTGTCGGATGACGCGACGGTTGCCCCGAATCAGATGCGCCGTGCGGTGAACGGGCGACTGACCGACTACGGGGCGGTAACGAAGCGTGGGGGCACCCAGCGGACGAGTATGTCCGCGCTGGCAGCCGCCCCCGTGCTGAACGGGTACACATGGACCCGCGACAGTGGCACCCCGCAGGTCTTGGCTATCTGCAATGGGGCGCTTCGCACGGCCACCTACGGCACGTTCCCGTTAACGTGGGCATCCCCAACGGGGACACTGGCCACCACCGGAACGCCGAGCTTCGCGCAGTTCCGGGATACGGCAGGCGCGGATGTCGTGTACATCGCGGACGGCGGCTTGCTGAACAAGTGGGACGGCACCACCCTGTCCACGAATCTCACCAACACCGTCGCCGTGACGGAGATCGCGGTCTACAACCAGCGACTATGGGGCGCGGGGAACAGTAGCTTTCCAGACAGCGTGTTCTACTCCGCGCTCGACAACGGGGACACCTTGGGCTACGGCGCAGGGGGCGGGGGCCAGATCATCGTCCGCACGTTTGGCGACGAGCCGGTCGTGGGGTTGGCCGCGATCAACACCTCCTTGCTGATCTTCCACCGACGCGGGATTTCGCGCCTCACGGGCTACGGGCAAGACGATCTGACCGTCGCGCCACAGGCGGTGACTGCCGATGTGGGGACGATTGCGCCCCAGAGCATTGTGGCGTCCGGCAACATTGCCTACTTCGTCACGGAGCGTGGACTGTACCAGTGCAACGAAGCGGAGGTCGCGCCACTTGGGACGCCGACCACGCCAGACCCGTTGCTGCCCATTATCCGCCAGTTGACTGCGGCCCAGTTGGCAGCAGTCCGGTCGGTCATCAATCGGGCGACGAAAGAGCTGTGGATTATCATTCCCGGCTTTGGCTGCTATCAGTACCATACCGTGCTGCAAGCGTGGTCGGGTCCGTGGGATGGCGGGTATGTGGACCCCGATACGACCTGCCTGTTTGAGACGCTGGACGTG